TCCATTATAATTGTAGTATACAAACAAATCTTTCTCTTATGTCATTTTTCAAACACGTTGAACTTCACAAATACGACCTATCAGACAAAGGAGTAACACAGGCATGTTACGACGAAATGAAGGCAGATGGTTACGACATCGTAATTACTGAAAAAGAAATGCAAGTACTCGCCGCGCACAGATGCGAAGAGTTCAAAGATTACATGCGTCCTCTCTTCGCCTAGGGAGGAAATAGATATGAAAGACATTTACACCTACAACCTAACCTCTGACGAGGATTGTTGCTTACTTGACATCATACAATTTTTTGATGATGTCGGACTACCAGATCAAATCGACGCTAAGGCGTTTGAGTCCCTTTCTAATAAATTCTTTTCTAATGTAAAATCATGAGAACAACACCAAAAGAAAAAATGATTATTGACCTCATGGAAGAGGTCATTAACATTCTTTCAACTTGCGAGTTGAAGGATCCAGAATTCTCAATGTATGAGACAATGAAACATGCAGTTGAAACCGAGGTCTATTATCCATTATACGATGCAGCAGGAGTTTAATCAACCGCTGATGTGCCAGTTAACAAACTGGTACACGGCAGCTTCTTTTATGTGTTCACTACACTATAATGAATACATAAGCAATTAATCTTTCTCTTATGCCTAATCATTGTTCTAACAGAGTATCATTCTACTCAGACGATACAACAGCAATTCTCAAACTACACGCTATCTTTTCAAGAGCATTGGATGAGAATGACAAACGAACAGTATTTGGTGAGTTCGTCCCTGAACCAGATTGGAAGAATGTTCCACTTAATGAAAGCACTGTTCAACAATACTCATGGGACAAACCTAGAGGTGAGGTCGGTGAGTTACCAGTTGAGAGTGACGATCCATTTAAAGGATTGCATTTCCCTAGTACTGGCAAACAAGATGATCGCTGGTATGACTGGCGAAATCAGAACTGGGGTACAAAGTGGGATGCTTACTCTATGGAAATGGATGACGAAGAAATGCCAAATGGTTTTGAAGTAGAATTTGAAACCGCATGGTGTCCACCCGAAGAGGTAGCGGAAGCAATCAAAGAACAATTTGATGATCTTTCTATGTCATGGTTCTATGATGAGCCAGGTTGTGAAGTTGCAGGGTATCTATAGACCAGTTTACAAAGTGGCACAGCATGACACCATCCGTCATGCTCACCCTCTATAATAATTACATACAACAAATCTTTCTCTCATGCGTAAAATTGAACAAGACATGAACAATGCTATCCGCTACGGCAGAGACATGTTCAAACAAAACACTAGCGTACAACACTACACCACAGAAACAGGTGAACGCGAAGCAATTGTACATCTCCACGGCAACCATATTGCAACCGTAGGAAAGAACTTCCTAAGATTATTTGATGGCGGGTGGCAGACTGTCACCACTAAGAGCAGACTTAACGCTCTATGTAATGAGTTCGCCGTTGCTCGTTTTGATGGTGTATTCCAGCAGAATTTCGTATGGTTCATTAACACTGCTAACGGTGTTGAGGATTTTGATAACGGTTATACATTCAGAGGTACACAGTATGGAAACTGAAAAGTATTGGAACATGTGTGGATTTCTCAATGATGCAGAAGTTCACACCGTGTGGAACATCATGGAAAATGCATTAGACCGCGCGGGGTGGGTTGGTGTTGATGGTGAGTTATCAATCAGAATATTTGATGACAATCTCAAACAAAACATTGATAGCAGCACGGAGTATGATCCCGAACCCGCTGAACCAAATCACCCTTTTTTCTACGACTACTAATGGACAGAGAACTACTACTAGAACTCAAAGAGTTTCTAACAGAGCGCATGGTGGACAATATGTCAACCAAGGATCTAGAAGAATATGTTGCCGATGACTTGTTTAAGTACTTTGACAAGTTAGGTGAGCATGAATTCCTAGACGAAGCACAAAACTACTGGGGTGATATGTTCGGCGAAGTTATTGATGAGGTCCAAGACTATATGAAGTGTGACATTAAAAAGGATCGGGGTACCATATGAATAATACCACACCTCATCACCCGATATACACCTATCATAGTCCACTAGTTAAACTGTCTACCTATGCCAACATTGTAAGTATGGCAGCTGCTATAATTAAAACAACAAGGAAAAAAACATGACCGATGATCCAAGAGGTTGGGCAGTACAACCAGCAGCATGGTTAAACTTTGACCCTGACGGTGTTGTATACTGCGCAGACATTAACACTGCCTATAGAGTGGCAAGAGACCAAACCAGATTTGGTGAGCAGATCATATGGAAGCTGACCTCAGGACATCCAATCAGATGGATACGTGTGACAGTTAACGAAGTGGCACAGACAGTATAGCAATGTGCAACCCTAACCTCTATAATAGAATCATAGCAAACAAATCTTTCTCTATGTCATCATTGAATCACGAATCTATACTCGAAGACTGTATGGAACAAGCAATCACAGAATTTTGCGAATCAAACAAACTCACCTCTGAGATGTTCGCTCTAATAGAAGATCATTTAGGTGTTCAATTTGCACTTGATAGAAAAGCAAATGAAATCTTTGAAGGGAGGTTGGTCTAATGATCCAGAAATTTATTGAAGTCCCATCTATTCCAGCGATCCGCGAACCTGTCGCATTTGGTCAGTTCGCATACGATTTACTATATGAGATGGCACAAGATTATGGGCATGCTCAACTAGTATGGTATAGTCTAAACGGTACGCGGGTTGTTGAGGGTGAGTATAGTGCCAGTTAACAAACTGGTACACACCCTATAGACTTTTAGATCTGATCTCTTATAATAAAGACATGAACAACAAACTCACTTCTCATTTCAACGGTGCTGTACTCATGAACGAGACAGCAACCAAAGACAAAGCGGTAATGTCAGCATTAACAGCAATGTCATCGAGGAACTTTGAACCTCAAGAAATCAACCGCCACGGTGTGTGGTACATCTCGGATAGGCACTAATCATGGACGACTACACCCCAAACGAACAGGCACTATCAAACCTTATTAATGACATCACCAAGGCATTTTATTTTGTAGGTGAGGAGAACGAACCCCGCATATGTGATGGTGACATAAGACAGCTGGACAAAGCTGTTAAGAAATTCAAATCTCATGTCTGGGTGAACGGGTTAGTGTGACAGTTAACGAACTGTCCACTAGTGGTTGCGCTACCCTAGGCACCGTACTATAATTAGTACATAACAAACAACATTCTTTCTTTTTCTGTTATGACCGCAACTTATCAAGCAAACCTAACCGACACTGACTACAACGGTTGGACTAACTACGAGACATGGAACGCAGCACTTTGGATAGGCAATGACGAGGGATTATATGACATTGCGCGCAGAGCAATGGACTGGTCACACTTGCAAGAGATCTTCATGAACTACGACATCCCAAACACTGGCGACGGCATCAGATGGGATGACCCAAAGATCAACGCACTAGAGATGGATGAAATGCTAGAGGAACTTTAACCTCTAGCTCTGTGTTGGGCGTTGCAACCCTCAACCGCACATTGCCTTAGAGCATCTAGTGTAACCGAGACCATGTAAGACCCATCGCGGTAGGCAAGAGTAAGCGACCCCAGAGGAACATGCTTTTTAAACCGAATCTCTACCGCACCACCACACAGAGAAAGACAGACTAAGGGCAGTAATATGCCCTTTTTTTGTTCCCTTAAGGGTCGCCAAGCGGGTTGGGACTCCTACCCATTGTCTAACCTACAAAAGTATCCAGACGAGAGATAAATATAATTGAAAATGGATATTTGAAAACCTCAAATCTAAAAAAATTTTCCTGGTAAAAAATCATGAAAAAAGTCGAGCACCAATTCTTTGAAGATGACGGACTAGATTACGAAGACATGCTAAATGACTTTGATAGTTTCTGTGACCAATTTGAAGACCGTGCGTCAAAAGCATATCATACTGGAGACCAAAATAATGGAAGAGTTGTCAACGAAATTGAACGAATTGGAGAGAACACTCCTATGGCAGTCAGAGAAATTGAACACCCTAGAGAAAACCCTCCAAAGGCTAGCGAATCCATCATTGATGTATAAACGTCCTACGGGTGAAACCTATGAAACAATCGCCCAGACTTTAGATTATCTACATAATAATGTGGAAGGTCTCAAAGGAGATCTAAGCAAAATAGCACGTTCGAGGTTTATGTAAATGCACTACACTGTAGGTTACCACAATCAGCAAAGGCATCACTTTGAAATCTGCGAGTATGCAGAAAGTTCATATGATGCAATGCAACATGCAAAAGAAGATGTACCTTATCTGAAGGAGCATCCCCACTATATTGATGAAGTTCTAAGAGAAGACAATGAGAGTTCCTAACTGGATACATCATAGTAAGAAAGAACAGAAGAGGACATTAAGACCTCAGAAACTTCGTCAAGCCAAAAAACGTCTTAAAGTTTTTCTAAAAAAGTTCAATGGCATTTCTAATTTCTAAGGAGACAATAGATACAGAGTCGATAGGACCTTTCTGTGATTATCCTGCACAGACATTAGAGGGTACTCCGTTCATGTCACCGAATGTGATAGTTAATGGTAAACCTGTACCGATATATGATGCAACAAGTTTTCCAAGTAACGTGACAGGTATTAGGAGAGGTCTTACACAATGTCTTAGCACAGGAGATAGGGTGATTACCCCTCAAGTTAACACTAATGTTTTTATCAATGGGAAATTACCCGCTGTACAAGGTGATAGTGCAACACTTGTTGGAATTAGCACACCTAGACCCTTGACAGCACCGTGGTTAAGTGGTACTATACAGATAGGAACTTCTGGAGGACAGAATATTTAATGGCAAAGGCAAAAGGTGGATATGGCATCGCTGACTCTATAGAGTCAAAACCTAAAAAGACTCGTCAAGGTACTGGGCAACATACCAAGTATTCTGCAACGAGTAGAAACAAAGCAAAGAAGAGATATAGGGGACAGGGTAAGTAGTGGAATTATTAATTGGAATGGCATGTGTATGTGCTATGGCATACTACACATATCTTATGATAGAATATTTTAAAGTGAAATGACTAAATCTACATTTACAAAAAGAAAAGCACAAATGAAATCTTCAAGTTATTATCTGTTCTGGGGTATAGCTACAGTAGCAGTTGTTTCTGGTCAAGTTTATGTTGGTACAGGATACCGTGCAATGTCTAAATCACTGGATGCATGGTTTGATAAGACCATCAGCATCATGATCCAGAAAAGACTTATGCAGGATCCTCCAAGAAGTATGGAACCTTATGAAGACAATAGAATGCCTGTGATACAATGAAATGTTGGCATTGTGATACCGAACTCATCTGGGGTGGTGACTGTTCTATGGATGAGTTGAATGATGGGGAAGAATCTGACTATGATTTCTTTTCTAACTTTCACTGTCCTAAGTGTGATTCATACGTTGAGGTATTTCATCACAGATGATTGAAGTAGATCCGAAGATGGCAGCAGGAACAGGTTGCACTAAGATAGACTGGGAGATGGTTCCATTGACTCAGGAGGAATTGGAATGTATAAGAGTGTGTGTAGCGAATGCGCCGATTCCTTATGATATTGCGAAGAAGAAAGTTCCGATTGCGATATTAGATAAGATCGGAAAACCTAAGCGTGTGGAACATGCGGGTGAAACTAAAGTAGAATACGATTTGACACAATACGGAATTCATGAATCTTATTTGTAATTTACCTGCTGAAAAAGTATGGGTAAGAAAAGAATACCTTACCGACCATCAGAGTGGGCACGGAGAATTTGTAGAAGGAGTTTGGGTATCTGCGAAAAGTATACCTGGTCGTGCGTTTTATTTTGAAACGTATCTACCTGAGTACGGAGCGATGTATGATAAGTTACCTATATCCGCTTTTCTCCGAGCACCGAAAACGCCGACCCCAGATATGAGTCTAGAGAATCTGCAATTCTGGAATTGTATGGACTATGGTGTGATGGCTATTAATAAAGGTTTTATATCTTCTATGGATTGTGAGATACGGACAAGAGACCACGGGTTGATACATGGGCAGTATTTGTTTACTCTAGATAACTACCATGTGAATATTGATATTGTAGATAATAATGTGAGTGAGGTTCCACAGGAGCATAAGAGTCATAACTGCATACAATTAGAGAATGGACAGTATGCATTGTATCCGAATAACAGGATGCGTCTGTATGACCTCTCTATCACTCCTCAAGAACCGAAGACACCAGACTTTAAGGTTTCTACTATAGAATACCAAGTAGAGTCAGGAACTAACTGGGGACGATTAGGTGATACTGACGATTACTTCTGGGAAACACCTAATGAAAAGAAATCTAAGACTACTGGTAACGTAGAGTTCTTTGAATAGGTCTCCGCGAGAGTTATGCGGACATAAATATAGGTAATAGGAGGAGAATTATGGTAATTAAAGTAGACAAATCAGAAGAATTTATCAAAAGTGGCAAGAAACTCATTTCAGAGTATGATGCACAACCTCTTATGGATAGAATTGAGAAGAATGACGATAGAGAATTGTTTGAAATGAAGAGAAAGAAGCAATTCCTTGATGAGTGTACTAAGTTTCGGGCAAAAGAGGATAAATAATAGCAGCCTATTGCTGTGTCTAAATGCCTTCCTTTCAAACATTCAAGGATTTGAGTGTTACCTTTAAGAAACATCCTGTTACTGATGACTTAGTATCAGTGAAGGATAAAGCTGCGATTGTTCAGGCAATTACAGGTTTACTTCTTACAAAGAAAGGCGAAAGACCATTTCAACCTGAGTTGGGTTGTGATATACAGAACCTTCTATTTGAACCTTTAGATTATGCATCTGCTGGTACTATTAAACAGGAGATCAGAACTACGATTAGTCGCTATGAACCAAGAGCGAGTGTAGAACAGATCATTTGTGAACCAGATTTTGACAATAATGGTTACAATGTAGAACTTCAATATACTATTGTTGGAAGAGAAGACATACCAGTAGCAGTAGAGTTCATCTTAGAGCGTACACGATAATGCCTTACACACAGGTTGCCAATTTAGACTTTGAAGATATCAAAGCATCTCTTAAAGATTACATGAAAGCACAGTCAGATTTTACTGACTATGATTTTGAAGGATCTGCATTGTCTACCTTAATTGACACACTTGCTTATAACACCTACTACACGGCGTTTAACACTAACATGGTAGTCAATGAACTATTCATTGATTCTGCCACTTTAAGAGACAACGTAGTAGCGATTGCGAAGCAACTAGGGTATAGACCAAAGAGTGCTACGTCTCCTACAGCGTATGTTTCATTTACTGTAACTTATAGTAACTCAACAACTGATACAGAACTCCTCCTGAAGAAAGGAACAGGATTTATTGCTTCTTATGATAACAATGTGTATCAGTATGTTGTAACTGATGATGTAAAAGCACAAGTTATTAATAACGTTGCAACCTTTACGAATGTTGAAGTCAAAGAAGGAACTCAATTAGTCAATACATTTACTGTTAACTCTTCATTAAAGAGTCAAAGATTTATTCTTGATAATCAGAACATTGACACCAACACAATTAGAGTAAAGGTATTTCCTACTGGAGGTAGTTTCAGTGAACCATATCTTGTAGCAGATAATATTCTAGGTGTGGATGGAACATCAAAAGTATTCTTTCTTGATGAGATTGAGGATGAGAGATATGAGATTCTTATGGGTGATGGCGTCTTAGGTAAGAAATTAGATAACAATGCACGTATTGAAGTATCATATTTAACAACTGCAGGTCCTGAAAGTAATGGAGTTCGTACATTTGTCTTCTCTGGTGTATTAGAGAACCCTAATGGTGTATCTCCAAGTGCGTTTACTACATCTATTACGTCTACTGTTCCTTCTGCGGGCGGTGAAGAGATTGAAACTACACAGAAGATAAAATATACTGCTCCTAAGTCATACGGTACACAAGACCGTGCAGTGACCGCTGATGACTATGAAGCAATTGTAAGAAAAGTATATCCAGCAACAAGTGATATTATTATTTTTGGTGGTGAGGATCAAGATCCACCTGAATATGGAAAAGTTTTTATTGCATTAAAACCAAAAGATGCTAGTTATCTAACGTCATTAACAAAAAATAATATTGTAGAAGAATTGAAGAAGTATGTTGTTGCATCTGTAGAACCAAAATTAGTAGATCCTTCTATTTTGTTTGTTGAGCTTACAAGTAAGATTTACTATAACGGTGGAATGACAGATCAAACAGCATCACAGATTAGAGATAAGGTAATTGGTGGTGTGCAGTCTTATCTTGATACAAGTGATACTGAAAAGTTCAATGGTAAGTTTAGATATAGTAAAATGGTTGGTGTAATTGATGATGCAGACAAATCTATCAATTCTAACTTAACTGATATAACAATGAGAAAAGATTTCTATCCTTCTCTCAATTCTACATTCTATTATGAAGTATGTTTTCAAAATGCTTTTGATAAAGAATGCGATGATTCAATCTTGTCCTCAACTGGATTTAGAGTCACTGAATATCCTAACTTTGATGTTTATGTTGAAGATAGGAATAGTAAAATTGTGCTATATAGACTAGATAGCGTAACTGGTGAAAAAGTTGTCCTAGACAGCGATATTGGGGACATAGATTATGAAAAAGGTGAACTTAAAATGTACAACTTAACTATCATTAAAGGTAGTTTCTTTGATAACCGCATATCTATTAGAGTCAAACCACTTTCTAATGATATCAAGGCACTTCGTGAAGTATACCTTGACGTTGACGTTTCTAATTCCTCATTCACTGCATACAAAGAGTAAATTAAATGCCCGCTGTAAAGACTAAGAGAATTTCCACTCTCATTGAATCGCAGCTTCCTGAATTCATCAGTACAGAATATGAACTTTTTAGTAAGTTTCTAACAAAGTACTATGAAGCACAGGAGGTACAAGGTGGCACGTTAGATGTTATTAATAACATTCAAAAATATGCAGATATAGATTATTATGAACAAAATCTCCTTAAACAGTCTGATGTGTTGGACGTTAGTATCACTGATACTGATGATACAATTGTATTACAAGATGCAACGAGTTTTCCAGAGAAAAACGGATACGTTAGAATAGACAACGAAATTATCTTCTATGAATCACGAACAAGTACAACTTTATCAGGAGCAGTTAGAGGTGTCAGTGGTAACACAACTCTTGGTGATCTTTATAGCTCGTCAGAGTACACCAGCACAGATGCAGCATCACATAATGCAGGTCAGAAGGTTCTTAACGTAAGTAACCTTTTCTTATATGCATTAGTAAAGAATTTTGAGAATCAGTATCTTGGTTCTTTTCCTGAGAAGTATCTTAAAGGAGAGGTAGATAAGAGAACTTTAATTAAGAACATTCAAAAGTTCTACAAAGCTAAAGGAACTACTAGTTCCATCAAATTTATTTTTAATACTATTGTAGCAAAAGACAGTAGTAATAAACCAGAAGTTTATAAACCAAGAGACTTTACATATAAATCATCTGATTCAGATTGGATTAGTGTATATGCTCTTAAGTGTAAAGTAATATCGGGTGACGTAAGAAATTTAATTGGAAAGAAAATTGTACAGGAAGCTACTACAGAGTATGGATATGCAGATGCTACTGTAGATAATGTATATGCTGATGGCACAGCAGATAATGAAGTAATTTACAATATTGTACTTGCACCAGAGACTGTAAATGGTGAATTTGCAATCTCAACTAAGACTAAACTTGAGAAAGCACTTGCTGGAACAGATAGCACTGATAATAGAATCAATGTATCATCTACTCTTGGATGGGAGAAAACTGGTTCTATTTTAATTGGTAATGAGACAATCACTTTTAAGGAGAAAACTGTTACTCAGTTTATTATTAATAATAGACAACCTTCTGGAGCTATTGCATATCCAACAGGAACATCAGTATACAAACCAGTAACTATTTCAAATTCTGATGTAACACTACTTACATTTGGAGTCGTTTATAATTTTTCAACAGAGTCTGGTCAACCATATTCTAGTACAGGAGACAAAGTTCTTATATCTAATCCTGGTTTTGAAACTGCTGATCCTAAAATTGTACAGACTAACACTAATCAGACAAGATGGTTATTAAACTCAGGAACTGCACCAGTAATTCCAACTTTACCAAGCATTCAATCATCTCTAAGTGAATTAACTACAGATGTATCATCTATTTTTGCTGATGAACAATATTACTACATAACATCTTCTTCTTTCCCATCATATAAAATTCTTGATGGATCTACAGTAAATGAAGAGTTATTAGATCAAAAAATTCTTCGCATCATTAGAAAAGAAGCAACAAGAACAACAGAAACATATAAAACTCCAAACAGAGATACTGGCATCCTTCTAAACGGTGTCCCTGTCTACAGTTTCAGGGATCATGATAGTGTTCGTTTTGGTAAATTAGAAGAAATTAAAATTGATACACAAGGTAGAGGTTATGCTAAACCACCTTTCGTATTGATTGATCAGGTTCCTAATAAAGCTCGAGCAGTATTAACTGGTCAGGTTGTAGAAAGAATCATTGTAGATACAGAAGATATTTTTCCAAAAACTCCAGATATTACTATTACTTCTGGTAGGAACGCATCTGTACGTGCTATAGTAACTGGTGGTAAAGTAACAAGTCTTGTTATTGACAATGCAGGTGAATTTT